CGAATTTGGAACGGTCGATTTTGACCTACATTTCACCGAAATTTGGTCATTTACCAACGACGAAAATGGTCATGAAATCGAAATCAAATTAACCGGGAAACAAGAAAAACAAATTGAAAATGAAATAAAAGAATTCATGCTTGACCATCCGGATGTTTTCGATTTTTACGAATACATTTCCGACGAAAGCGCTCGAAAATTATGTTATTATTATGAACTACATCAACCTTATTAAAATGAAAAAATTTAAACCGATGACATTGCCAGCAATTATTAGTTGGTGGTCAAAACCGTCTTTTGCGTTCGACAAGGGCGGATCATTTAATGTCGAACTTTATTTAAAAATTTGTGAAATTAAACTTCAAAACAATGTATAAATTACTCTATTTCCACAACAAAGAATTAAAAGAATCGTACACATTCCCAACCGAAGCGCTGGCGAACTGGAAAGCGCGCGAATTGTATCGATTGGGAACACATCGATTGGGTCACTTTGTAATTGAAAAGATATGAATCAAGACATCAAAGAATTAATTCAAGAATACCAGCTTGACAAACCAAATCGCAAGCGAGAATTTACATACAAAAGATATTTTCTCATGGCGGTTGCTGATTCACGCGGGAACATGACAAAAACGGCGATCGGTGAAATGTTTAAAAGGGACCATTCGAGCGTAATCCATGGAATCAAACAACATAAATTTTGGTGGAAAATCCGTGACATGGAATATCTGCGCGGAATTCACCCGCTCGAACAAACACTTGACATCGAAGCGGAACGCGTATCGAAAAAATACATTTACGATTGCCATTGTAACGAAACAACGTTAACGATTGAAGGCAAATTTTCAAAACGAATGATTGAAAAATTAAATGGAAAATACAACCGAAAAGATATTTCGCTTATATTTGCGCTAACATAGTTTTGTTTTAATTTGCTTGAAAGACACCCCGAGAAATTGGGGTGTTTTTTTTTGTCCGTAGCGTTACAACGCGACAAAATTACGAATCCCTTTACCCGGGTACCAGCAAAAATTTGAAAAAAACAAAGGGGAGGGGGTCAAAAAGTTTGTAATTTTGTCGCGCTTTGTGTCAAAGTCAACACCACATTACGTTTCAGCCGTTACAAAACGCGTTACAAAAATATTTTTTTGTCGCGGATTGATTACGAATGAAAAAAATAATTAGTTTTGTGACATGGCGCAACAACAAAAAATTTTATTAATGGGATCGACCGAGTAAGCACGCGCCATTGCTGAAAGGTCGTCCCATTTTTATTTGATATTAGAATGATTCCGAATATTTCCGTTTTCAAGTCACTATTCAATGCAAAGGAAACACCGTACACGATGAACGTGGTCGATGTTTACAACCGAATCAAAAAAGGTTACCCCGAATTGATTTCGAAAATCAATCGATTGCGTGAAATGGACGATTCTTTGGAAAGTTACCGTTCATTGAAAAATTCATTGCTGGCGATTATGTTCAATGGAACGTTTAACGAACGAACCGACAACGGTTTGATTGAACATTCCGGGTTATGCATCCTTGACTTTGACGATTACCCCGACGAATTAACCATGAACGAAGACAAAAAATGGTTTAAAACATTACCATTCGTTTACATGGTTTTCACTTCGCCGTCAAATAAAGGTTTGAAAGTGGTTGTAAAGATTCCGAAATCAAATAAAGATGAACACAAACGGCGATTCAAGGCGCTTGAAAAGGAATTTAATTCCGATTATTTCGACGCATCCAGTCAAAACGTTTCGCGTGTTTGTTTCGAATCCTACGATCCCGATGCGTATTTGAATGAATTTTGTGATGAATTTACGAAAATCGAGGAGGAACAAGGTTACGTTTACAAGGAACGCGCACCCATTTGCCGTTTGACCGATGAAGGCAAAATCATTGACCGAATTTTTAAATTCGATTTTGGGGGTGAATTCACCAAAGGCAACCGAAATAATTACATTTTCAACGTTTCCGCTTGTCTATGCGAATTCGGAATCATGCGCGACGTTGCCGAATACCATTTGAAACAATACGTTGACGAATCGTTCACGCAATCGGAATTGAATAATACAATCAAAAGCGCTTACCGAATTGCTAAATTCTCAACGAAATACTTTGAAGACGTCGACAAGCTGGCAAAAGCAAAATTAAAAATTCGAAAAGGACATTCAGACATTGACATTCAACGGGAATTGAACATTGACAACGAACAATTAGATGAAATCAAAGAGGAAATACAAACAAACAACGACGTATTTTGGAAGGTAATTCAAACAAAACAAGGGGAACGCATAATAATTGAACCGAACGAATATTCAAATTTTTTAGCAAAGAATGGATTCGGGAAATATTACCCGGAACGGGCGTTGTCACCTACGTTCGTGGTTGTAAATGAAAACAAGGTACGTTTGTCGGCGGTTGAGCAAATCAAAGATTTTGTTTTAAATTATTTACGGGACCGGGGCGAAATCGCGGTTTGGAATTATTGTTCACGTTCAACGTATTTGTTTTCAGAGAATCATTTGAATATGCTTGAAAGCATTGATTTAAAGATGTTGCAAGATTCAAAGGACCTTTCGTACATTCCATTTAAAAACGGCGTTGTGGTCGTCACAAAAAAAGATGTCACCTTGAAATCGTACATTGACATCGATGGTTATATTTGGGAAAACCAAATATTGAACCGTGACTTTGTCCCAGTCAAGGAATTTAAAAATGATTTTCAAGATTTCATTTGTAAGGTTTCGAACAAAGACAACCAACGAATCGATGCGCTGGAATCGACGTTGGGTTATTTGATGCACACTTTTAAGGACAAGACCGAACAAAAGGCGATTATTTTCAACGATCAAGAAATTGACGACAACGCCAACGGAGGGTCCGGAAAATCATTGATGTTGACGGCGCTTGGTTACTTTCGAAACATTGTCACAATCGACGGTAAACAATTTAGTTCAATGAAAAATGATTTCGTGTACCAGCGCGTGAACCTTGACACGCAAATTTTAGCGTTCGATGATGTCAAAAAGAACTTTGATTTCGAACAATTGTTTTCCATTGTGACGCAAGGAATCGCCGTGAATAGAAAAAACAAAGATGAAATTTATATTCCATTCGAGCGGGCGCCGAAAATAGTAATTACAACGAATTACGTTATTAATGGCGCGGGTTCATCGCACGATCGCCGACGACATGAAATCGAATTTTTTCAGTATTTTAACGCGAATCATTCCCCGGAGGACGAATACAAAAGAATGTTGTTTGATTCGTGGAATGTCGACGATTGGTCGCGTTTTGACAATTATATGATTTTTAACTTGCAAAAGTATTTCGCGAATGGATTGATGAAAACAACCAGCATCAACGCGGATGCAAAACGATTCATTCAATCGACTTGCAAGGATTTCTTTGAATTCACCCGCGAAGGCAACATTCCGTTGGATGTTTACAATTACAATCAAACTAAATTGCAAGATTTCCAAAGCGAAACGAATTCCTTTAAAGATTTGTCCACACAAAAATTTAAAAAATGGGTTCGAGAATACGCCATTTTCAAGGGATATAAATACACCGAGGGACACAATCATTCCGGGCGTTATTTTATCTTGACGAATGATTCACCGAGTAATAATTAAAATTAATAATACATGAAAAAACCTATTATTTTAGCCACTTTAACAATGATTGCGATTTGGTGGATCGCGATTTATCGATTCGGTTGGTGGGGTGCGGTTGGATGTTTGACATTTGGAATAATTACAACACTATTAATCGAATGGAAAAGATAAACAAACAACGTCTTGACGCGCTTAAATTAGCGCATGACATCGAACGATACCCGTCAATCCCGCCAGCTTACCACGTTAAAACGAAATGGGACGACAAGACCGCAAACGGGTTGACAAAGGCAATTTGTTCGTTCATTCAATACAATGGATACCAAGCGGAACGAATCAACACAATGGGGGTTGCAAGGGAAAAACGAACAACGGGCGGAAAACTAATCGGTGTGACTTGGACGAAAGGAACGACAACCAAAGGTAGCGCGGACATTTCCGCAACCATTCGAGGGCGTTCGGTGAAAATCGAGGTCAAAATTGGCAAGGACCGACAAAGCGAAGCACAAAAAAAATATCAAGAGGACATCGAACGCGCTGGGGGTGTTTATTTAATTGCGCGCGATTTCGATTCGTTTGTTGAATGGTTTGATTCCTTTACAAATGATTGAAATTCAAATAAGCCAAAACCAACGCGACCGCGCGCAAATCTTGTTTGATTTTGGAATCTTGAACAATTCCATTCGCGAAGGTGACGGAAAATTGACCGGGGCGCTGGGTGAAATCGTGGTGTTTGATTACTATTCCAGTAAAGGACGAAAGGTTATTCATGCTCAAGAATTTAATTACGACCTTTTGATTGAAGGATTCAAAGTCGAAATCAAAACAATGGCAAGGAATGGAATTCCTAAACTGGAAAACAATTGTCATTTGTCTAATCATAATGCAAAACAACGTTGTGACTATTTTATTTTTGTGGATGTTTTGAATGATTATTCACGCGCATGGATAAAGGGCGTAATTTCACGACAACGATTTGATGAAATTAAAGTTTTCAAGAAAAAAGGCGAATTTGATGGACCGTTTTTTCAATTCAAATCGGACACTTGGATAATTACAAACAAAGATTTGTTAACAATTTGATGTTGTCATGTTGCACGAATGAAAATTATTTTTATCTTTGGTGAAATTTAAAACTGTTAATTATGGCGACAACAAGAAAAACGACCGAAACGGTCACAACGGAACAACCGAAAGGTTTATTCCACAAATTGCATTCAGCAAAACAACACATTGGTAAGGTTTCAAAGAATGCGACGAATCCCCATTTCAAAAAGAATTACGCGGACATCAACGCGCTTTTGGAAACAGTCGAACCGATTCTTTTATCTTATGATTTGATTCTTTTGCAACCAGTCAAAGGGAACACGGTGTTCACGATTATTGTTGACATCGAAACGGGCGAATCAACCGAATCATTTATGGACATTCCGTTGAACATAACCGATCCGCAAAAAACACTCGCGTGCATTACTTACTTTCGACGGGGAACATTGCAATCTTTATTGTCATTACAAGCAATAGACGACGACGGAAACGAGGCAAGCAAACCTTGTACAAAACCAACCATTGACGACGAACGTTTTCAGAATGCAAAAAAAGCAATCGCGGACGGAAAATTCACCGTTGAGAAATTGAAAGGAACCTATTCACTAACAACGGAACAAATCAACCAATTGTAAATGGACGCAAAAGAGCGCGCGCAATACCTTTTCGATTTGTTTAATGTTGTCGAATATAGCGACAAGGTAAAAACAAAGATAACGCGTAAAGCGTGCGCGCTTATTTTGGTGCATGAGGTCTTGAAAGACCTTGATCCAAAGTCGCGGGATTTTTTATACTGGATGAATGTAAAAATAAATTTACTTGAATTATGA